ATTTTATGAACGATTATCAAGGTGGCAAAAAAATCCACTCGACTATATTACTGAACGTCTGAAAGTAAGACGTGAAACTATTGACTGGACATTGTTGAAGCAGTACAAGAATCATAAGTGGGATGGGACGCCGAATCCGATGGTAGAAATATTAAATAATCTTGCGGCTGGCCACTGGGTAGCAGTGGAGAGCGGAACAAACGTTGGTAAAACTTTTCTCGGTGCTTGCATATTGTTTTGGTTTTTGGAGTGCTTCGAAAATTCCATCGTAGTCACAACAGCCCCGAAGAGAGAACAATTACAATTACATATATGGAAGGAAGTAGGGAAACTTTATCCGAGATTTAATAAAGGCACTCTTGGAATGTTAAAGTTGCGAATGAATGAATTAAGGGATGATTGGCTCGCAGTTGGTTTTGTCGCTGGAATCCGGGCGGATGAAGAGAGCGCTACAAAAGCACAAGGTTTCCATGCTGAACATATGCTGATAATTTTTGAAGAGACGACTGGCATTCCTGAGCCCGTTATGAACGCATTTCAAAATACTTGTACAAGTCCACATAATTTAATTCTTGCGCTTGGTAATCCCGACCATCAATTAGATACATTGCACAAGTTCAGCAGGTTGAAAAACGTAAAAAGCATACGAATCAGTGCGTACGACCATCCGAACATAGTTCTGAAAAATCCTAATTTTATTCCTGGCGCCACAAGTGAAATTGGCATACAAAGAATGCTCTATCGACTTGGTGGAAGAGATAATCCTATGTTTTTGTCACGCGTGCGCGGCATAAGTCCATCGCAAAGCAAAGACGCAGTAATAAGATTGGAATGGTGTTATGTAGCGAAAGAACGGTGGCTAAAATACTGTGATAAAGATGGCAAATTAAACGTCAGTGAATTAAAAGGTGTACAAGCGCTCGGTGTTGACGTATCTAACAGTGAAACGGGAGATATGTCAGCAATCGCATATGGAATTGGTAACGTATTGTTGAGTGTTGAAGAGGAGCATTGTCCGGACAGTAATCAATTAGGCCACAAAATCCATCAAATGATGAGGGAGAAAAAAATATCAGCTGATTTTGTTGGCGTTGATGGTGTTGGTGTAGGTGCGGGTGCTGTTAATGCACTCAAAGAAGATGGCGATAAAGTTGAAAATATATTATCTGGCTCGAAGCCAATTGATAACCCGGACATGGTTGAACAATTCGGAAATCTGCGAGCACAAATGTGGTGGCAAATGAGAATTGATTTAAGAGATGGCAATATCGCATTACCACCGGATGATGAATTATATGCAGACCTAATTACACCATTATGGTTTATCCGCAACGGGAAAATATTTATCGAGGAAAAAGTTGATATAAAAGCGAGATTAGGCCGCTCGCCAAACAAGGGTGACGCCGCCGTATACTGGAATTGGGTACGTGTAAAAAGAAAAAATATTGCTTATATTCAAGGTATGGAATCTAAGAAAGAAAAGAAAAATATTGAGTCAACAGAAACTACTTACGAAGGATTAAGTTTCAGATATAAGCCAAAATCCGAAAGGAAACGAAGTTTTTAAAAATAAAAAAGAAAGGAAAATAAAATGAAAATAAAAAAAATTATGAGTAATATATATGCAATAACCATAAGACATATGGACGGAACAGTGGAAAGTCTCTATCTCGGGCAAGAATTACATTTAGCGCATGAGGGCGAATGCAAACCCGACGGTGGATGCTTGACGTCCAAAATTAAAAAAATAAAAGTTAAAATTAGAGGTAAAGATAGAGATTCGATAAAAATTATTTGCGATGATGTAATTGTCAAGGAAAATTATCTAACAATATTATCAATTGATAGGAGGTAATTATGGCTGAACAAAATCTTTTGCGGTTACAAAATCTACGTAACACACTCTACGAAAGCACGAAAGCGGCAATTAGCTTAACCGGATATGAAAATCAAGATGCAGATAAATACAGGAAATTATCACAGATGAGTATAAATGATTTATCGGATTACAAGTATCGTGATGTTTGCAGGAAAGCATTTTATTTATGGCAACGTAATCCAATGGCAAAAAGAATCTTAGAAATATTTACGGATTTTTGTACTGATAATCTTTCGGTTGAAATTAAAGTTATGAAATATAATGAAAATGGCGAAAATATAGACACAGGACGTAAAGATGCGCAAAAAATATTTGACGATTGCTGGAATCATCCGGTTAATAAGTTGAACGATAAATTCAACGAGCTTGTGAATGATTTATTTATGAATGGCGAATTGCTACTACCCGTTAAAGTTAATCCGACTAACGGTTTTGTGCAAATTGGCTATTTTCCGATTAAAGACGGTTTCGTTGAAAGCACCGCGTATGAAAACAATACAATGATAATTGATACCGTTAAAGTTAATGAGAGTGATGGAATTAATATCAGAGAGCGGGTTTACAAAGTTATCAGGATTAATTTTGACGGCAATCCGGAGACAAATCCGTTGTATGGTAAGTATCAAGGCGATGCGTTTTATTTCCAGATTAACAAGTTGCCCTCTCAAATGCGTGGCTACAGTATCATTATGGAATTAATTGATTGGTTGGATGCTTTTGATAATTTTCTTTTCGGCGTGCTTGACGGTTACGACGCAAGAGACGATTATTGGTATGATGTAACTTTAACGGGCTATGACGAAAAGAAAATTGCTAATTTGAAGTTGGAGAGACCAAAACGTGGTTCGATGCACTTACATAATGAAAAATGTGAAATAAAGCCAATGTGTCCTGATTTGAAAGCGAGTGATAGAAGTGAAGCAATGAAAATGTTTCGCAAGTTTATCGTTGGCACGAAAGGTTTCCCGGATATGTGGTTTGGCGAGGGCGACACCACAAATCGTTCTACTGCTGAACAAATGACTGCACCAACAATGATGATGCTGAAAAGAATACAAGGTTGGATAAAAAATATGGTTCATACGATTGCAGATTATATAGTTCAGCAAGCAATAGGTAGAGGATTGTATCTTGCACCTGATGAGTACGTTAAGATAAATGTTTCGTTGTATTCATTAGACCGGAAGGACACTGAGACAGCTGGTTCTGGTTTTTCCCAATTTGTCACAGCATTGGTTGTTGCTGCTGGTAAAGGCTGGGTAAGTGACGAAACGGCTAAAAAAGTTGTTGATGGATTCCTGAGGAGTATAGGAATTGAGGTTGACAGTTCAGAATCAGTGGAAACAATCAAAGCGAAAAATAAAGAAAGAGAATTGGAAGAGTCATTATCAGAGAAAAAACCAGAATTAGGGGATTAATTTAATGGGCTTAAATCTAATAANNGCAATAATTTATCACTAATGATTTGAGAATTAGCTTTAAATAATTATAAGGCCTTAATCAAGAAGTTGAATTAAACAGGGTTAATTCGTTGCAAAGTAATAAAATGAGCTTAGCGATTAAAGAAAAAACTTTAAGGCAAATATGGAACGAAGAATTCGCAACATTGCTGGAATTCAGAAATCAAATAAATTATCAGATAGCTTTAGAAATCGCTGAAGCTGCGAACGATTATTACAATGAAGGATTGACACCAGAACAAGCGTACGAAGCTTTCTAACAGGACGAATTTTAGCCCAGGAAAAATCGTAATGAAACCAAAACAAAAAATGGATTCTGAGTGGCGCTCGTTTCAAGAGTTGTTACGAAAAATCGAAAAAGCTGGTTATGAAGAGTTAATGAAGGAGCTTGAGAAATTACGTCAACGTGTGATAATAGAGATTGCGCAAACAGGGGAAATTGACCCATTAAGAGCGGAAGCGTTAAAATCAAGATTACAATGGTTGTACAAACAAGCTGAGATATCTTTACATAAAAATCTATCCGAATGGCAAAGGAAATTTTTCGTCAAAGGTATCCAGATGGTTGACTCAATGTTGAAGTCCACAGGTTTACAATTTGCGCTGCCTTATCTAAGTGAGCAAAAATTAAATATCTTACAAGATTATTCCGCTGAGCATATAAAAGGCCTTATGGATTACGCACGTAAGAATATTGCGACGGAAATTGATTTAGCTATCTTGGGGCAAAAGCCCATTAGTGATGTAATAAAAAACATAGGAACGAATTTAGATAGTCCATCGATTTTTGGCATCGTAAAAAATCGAGCTGAAACAATATTACGAACCGAAGTGCAAAGAATTAATAATATTGCTATAAATGATAGGATTAGTCAATTAAAGACGCAAATTAAAGATATGTCAAAAAAATGGATTCATTCCCACATTGGAGTTCCCCGAGTTGGCCACTTAATGCTCGATGGCGTAGTTATTCCAAGCAATGAAACATTTTCGCTGAAATCTGCAGATGGAACAATCTATCAAGTACAATGTCCACACGACCCGGTTTTACCTGTAGGCGAGGTTGTAAATTGTCGCTGCAGCATAGCGCCGGTTGTTATAAGATTCGAAACGGCTTAAATTTATTCCTACGATGATATGGATAGGGTATGGCTACCCTATCCCTACCCTATCCCTACCCTATCCCTACC